TGAAAAGGCAGGTCTTTCTTGTGTTATTAAGAAGGAAGAGTGTTCTCTCATCGCACGTGATACTATGTGTGTTAGGAGACCTGCTGTTTTCATGACTGTAGAAGCCATGAAATTGATCAAGCCTTTAAAGTATGCTATAACTTCTTCTGGTGCCCGCGTAAAGCTTATTGCTTATGGTGGGAGAGATGATATGTTGGCTGGGCTTGAAACTGACAATGAAGGAACTGTTCAATTGTTATGTTCTGATGAAGGTGCTGAGCGGGCCCTTTATACTGCAAATTCCAAAGAAGGAAATTGTGGTGGTGCTGTAATTAATATTTATGGCCAAGTTGTTGGGTTTCATGATGCCTACAACGGTGATTTGAATGTGTTTATTCCAGTCACGCCCTCCATGTTGCACGCGGTGCCTGGAGGGCAAAATTTTTAAGTGTCCCTCACCCCGACCTGGAATTCCTAATAGATTGGTATAAATGTTATATTGATAAGGATATTTTCCAGTGGTCGGGAGAGAGTGAGGGTGATGGGTCTGATATTCGCTCAGATCTGTTTCTTGAATATTTTACTAAGGCGAATTGTGATTATATTGGTGGTGTTCGCCGTTTTGTGCCTCAAAAGAGGAAGGAGGCGGTGAATTCATCATTTGTGCATTATTGTGAGATCAAGGGAATTACCCCAGAAAGGTATTCTCAGTATCGAAAGATACATCCGTCATTGCCAGCTTCTTTTAAGTCGGTTTCGAAATATGATAAATTTCAACCAGATTTAGATGAAACTTTGTGGTTTATAGCGGGTGAATGGACATTGAAGCACTTCAAGCCGTCTATGGATGGTAGTGTGGAGTCTAGTATTGAGGAAGTTTTGCAGGAGATGGATAAGTCCACTTCAGCAGGGTATCCTTGGTCTCTTGATTATTTGAACAAGGCTGATGCTTTTGAAAATATGCCGAAAGTGTTGGATTTGTTTAAAGATTACTGGGAGAAAATCGCTCTTCCAGATTGTAAAGTTGTACCTATTTGGACGTGTAGTCAAAAGGATGAACTGCGTCATGTAGATAAGATTGCATTGGATAAGAATAGGACGTTTACTGCGTCGCCATTTGAACATTCTGTGTCATGTAATCGTTTGTGTCTAGATCAAAATAATAAGTTTTACCGTTCCTGGCAAAGGAAATGGCAAACTTGGAATTATGTTGGAGCTTCTAAGTTTCTTGGTTTATGGGACGCTATGGTCCGTAGACTTAAGAAACATCCAAATTGTTATGAGTTGGATGAAGTTGAATATGATTCTTCTTTATTTCGTCGTGCTCTTGAGGGGCAGCGAGATATTCGGTGGGAATTATTTGAGGAAAAGATGAAGACTCCTGAGAATCG